ACAGCACGATATGTTGTGGAACTTTTAAATATGATGCGTGATGGACGAGCATAAACAAGAAGATATTCCTATTTATGGATTAGAAATCAATGATGGGGTTAACGCCCCGTTTGCTGATTTATATCTTGACCTTTTTCCAGAACTTTATGAGGTAGAATGAATCTAACTATACAACAATTAATTAAAATGCTACACAGCGTAACAGAGTACGATATTATAGACTGTGGATATGATACTGATAGTAATAAATGTTATGCTATTCGTAATCTTGCCACTAAACCCTCCATGCTTCTACTTGGAAATTTAGAAATTACTGATTTTCCAGAATGGTGTGGAAAAGATAAAAGTTAAGGAGACAATATGAAAAACTTAGCACAATGCTTCGTAATGTTGATGTTAATTAGTGTTGGATCAAATCTATATGCTCAAGAATGGATAGCATATCAAGAACCAGTTCCACCAGTTGTTCAAACTCAGGTAGTTTATGTTCAGCAACCACAACCAATTGTGATTTATCAATGGGTTCCGTATGCTGTTCAACAAAATGTCGTAGTTGAACAACATAGACTATTTTGTAGAACACAAACATTAGTAACTAGACCTTTTACACAATGGGTTCTTCAACCAGTAGTAATTTATCGCTAATAACAATATGCTAAAACTAAAAAAGCAACCCTATAATAGCATATGGATTAGTGCTGATACACAAAAAGAGTTGGGCGAAACATTTATTCGTTTTCAAGAGTATTATGAAAGCCCAAGTAAAAAATATCGTAATAAGATATTTACTCTTGGCGACATTAAAAACTATTATAGTTTACAATATGGTGCTGATTTATACAGTGATTTATGGATAGGATTTAATTTTCCGAGTTCAGTTTTAGTGCCATTTAAACAAGGACTATTTGACCCATTAACCTCTCAAGAAAAAGAATTATTGGGATCTCTTAAATATAGACATGATACATTCTATATTATAGGAGCACAAAATAATAGTACACTAAAACACGAACTATCTCATGCTATGTATGGATATGATTCTAGATATAAGAATGAAATAGATAATTTTATATCTAAAAATAAAAAAAGTTTTAGCAAAGTATCTAAATATATTATTAAAAAGGGTTATGATAAAAGCGTCTTGAACGATGAACTTCAAGCATATATCACCGATAATGATGATGATTTTATTCGTAGTAATCTTGATCCTAATCTAATAAATGGCATACTATCTATTTATAAAAGGTATAGAAAACATGACAGAAAACTGGGATGAATTGTGCGATGAAGAAAAATCCTTTGACTCTTGGTTTGTTCAAAATAATGCTGAGTTGTACAAAGAAATTAATAGTAGAATTATAGATTTGCTTAAAACCGCATATATGCAAGGATATGCTGCCGGATTTCAGTCAAGATTAAAGTATTCTAGCGACGAATATTTACAAAAATAGACTTGACCAACGACGCGAATCATATATAATGAGTCTGGAGGACACTATGCTTTGGAAAGAAGTAAAAACTTGGGCAAAATCTAACGGATACGAAACGCTCAAAGATAAAGATGATAACCAATATTATTGGGCAAAATTAGACGATCCAGATGCCAGTGGTGTTGCAAAAAGCGTTAGCAAACTCGCAACTGCTATTTATAATCATATGACAGATAATAAATGGTTAGACCATCAAAAAGAATATCGTGAAAATTTAGAACTTAAAAAAGTTGATGTAAGTGACTACTAAAAAGAAAAATGTAATTTATACATGCGTTGTTATACCAGTAGCAGTTGCTAATGGTGTTATTGGCGGTATTTCTAGCGTTATTACTGCGTATTTTTTTAAGCCAATATGGGATCGAACAATGAAATGGTGGAATAATAAATGAATGTTAAACTAATTAGCGTTACTCCAGACGCAGAAAAGCAAATAGCATATTGTGCGAGAGTTAGTAATCCAAAAAATCAAGACAGCGAAAACATAAGCAAACTTCTAAAGTATTGTATAGATCACTCTCATTGGTCTATTTTTGAAATGGCCTATATGACTCTTGAGATTAATACAACAAGAGGATTGGCCGCACAAATTTTGCGTCACCGCAGTTTCACATTTCAAGAATTTAGTCAAAGATATGCTGATGCAACTTTACTTAGTGAAGAAATTCCTCTATTTGAACTTCGTCGCCAAGATAATAAAAACAGACAAAATAGTATTGATGATATTGATCAAGAAATTATTTATAGATGGAATAGCAAACTTCGTGAGCATTTTGCTAAGGCAAAGGCTATTTATGATGGAATGATTAAAGATGGAATAGCAAAAGAATGTGCAAGATTTGTATTACCATTAGCAACACCTACCAGACTTTATATGAGTGGATCAATTCGCTCATGGATACATTATATTGAGTTACGATCATCTCATGGAACTCAAAAAGAACATATGAATATAGCAAATGAGTGTAAGTATATTTTTATTGAACAATTTCCTGTAATTGGAGAGGCTCTTGGGTGGAAAAATAAAACTATTTAATATTACAGCACAGGTTTATAAAAATAATGATAAATCAAAACAAAACCTATTGATTAATCAAGCACATGATGGATCTTCATCAGAAGAAGCACTCTCTAATTTTAAATTACACTTTCCTTGTATAGAATTTTCTCTGGTAAAGATCCTATCTGTTGAAGAAATTTCTAAAGAAGCGGCTTGACTCTGACCGATAATCTGATATACTGTAACCAACTAAACTCCTATGAACAGATACGGTCTTTGCTGCATCAGTCTTAAACTCAAAGAGCAAGGCTTTAGTCATCAAACTATGACCTATAAGCGTTTTAGTTCTCTGCCTAGAGAAGAAGCACTCTCTATTCTTGGTAGCAGAATTCAAAATAATCTTATGGTTACAGATAAGACTATACAATTTTGTGCAGAAAATAACTATGTTTATCGTGTTAGTAGCGATATTTTTCCATTAATTACTTATGATGAAGCGAATGTTAAATTGGAGGATTTACCAAATTATGAGGCTATTGAGAATCAGTTTACGAATATTTCACAGACTATTTCCAGCACTGGCGTCCGCGTTTCTAGTCATCCTAGCGAATTTAATGTATTGGCTTCGATGAATGATAAGGCTGTGGATAAAACTATTGTCGAATTGAATTTTTATAGTTGGTTTTTTGACCGTATTGGTTTACCGGCTAACTATGACGCACCAATGAATCTTCATGTACATAATAAAAATGGAACACACTCTGAAATCATTGATCGATTTATTCAAAATTTTAATCGTCTTGATCCTAATTGTAGGAGCAGACTGGTTATTGAAAATGATGACAAAATTAACTGCTGGAGTGTGAGAGAACTTATCGAACACCTCCATCCTGCTACAAATATCCCAATCACATTTGACTATCTTCATCATAAATGTAATCCAGATAATATGCAGGAACAAGAAGCGTTAGAATATTGTTATCTTACATGGCAAAGACATAAGCCACTTTTTCACTACAGTGAAAGTAGAGAAGGAAATAATCCGCGTGCTCATGCTGATTATGCTGAAAATCCATTTAATAATTACGAATTAGAATTTGATGTTGACTTTGAGTTGAAAGCCAAAGATTATGCTATAGAGCATCACGCTGAAATTTGTAGAGGAGTAATTGTATGAGTGCATGGTTAATTGCTTTTACTGGATGTGTTTATTTTTATGTTGCTCTTGAGCAATACATCGTACATCGTAATATTGGTATGTTAATTACATATATTGGTTATGCTTTTGCAAATATCGGACTTTATATGTTAGCCAATAAATAAGGAATATATTTTATGGATGAACCAAAACGTATACCACTGACAGATAATCGTAAACAACAAGAACCAAAAAAAATTAGATTATTTCCAGATGATGATCCAATTTTAGATGACTTTGATAAAGATGAAAATCATAAACAAAACAATCAGACGAGCATACAGCAATTGGAATCCAACAAGACTAATTAGATGCTACCATTATGCTGCCGCATTTGATGGAACAAAACTGATTTGTTTCACCCAAAATAACCCGATTAAAACACACACAGGAGCCTATAAGATAGGAAAAGATTTCAATTTACCCAAGTATAAAGAATTTCCATTCTATCATAGTGAAAGTCGTTTGATTGATAAACTATTAAATAAATACAACACTATTGATCCGGCTTGGAAAATCGTGGTCATGAGAATTAATAGGTGTGGTAAAATACTTGGAAGTAAGCCTTGTGTTAACTGTAGCAAACTTCTCCATGCAGTAGGATTAAATCAAGTATATTATAGCACAGATTGTGGTAATTTTAGTGACAGTTGTGGAATTTTGACTACAGCAAACGAGTTGACAATGCCGATGAGTATGGTATAATCCGTTGACCGGAGGATACCATGAACTGTATTTATTGTCAATCTGATATTGATTTTGATCGTTATGAGTTTCTTATGGAAACTGGTCGCAAAATGATTTGCAAAGATTGTAGTGTAGAGAATCGTGCTGTTGGTTTTATGGATTGGGGACACAAAACTGCTCCTAGTCTTGTGTTGGTTCCAGCCAATGCTACTGAAACTATTCGTAAACTTGATAGAGCAAATAGGAGAGCCAGATGAAATGGATTGATTTATTTCAGTATCTAAACGAGAGAGCAAATGATTTCAAAAATCTTGGAAAATTTCCTTGGCAAGAAGAAGTTCAAGCATTTGATTTTGGGACTCTTGAATATTACCCATTAGATTTTATACAAATCTTACCAGATCAAAAAATTTCTTTTCATATGGATACATCTACAACTGGAGAAGATAATGGATCTTGAAATTGAGAGCCTGCTTTTTAATCAAGTATCGAAACCTAAACATCATCTTATGACTAAAATTATTAATGTATGGGAAAATCGTTATCGTATTAATGTTTATACAGAAATTGAGGAAGATAATTTAACTAAAAGAAAAATACATTCTAGTTATTTTTGTCACTATTTGCCCGGAAAACTCACAATCGTAGACGGTCTAAAGAAAACTGCTTGACAGCACCGATAAGTATGGTATACTTAGAGTATCACAACTGACACAGGAGACTGACGATGCCCAAGGGTAAAAAGACTTGTCCAAATTGTTCTAACATGGTTGGGCCGCGAGCCTATGTTTGCAAGAATTGCAACCATGTTTTTTCTTTTAAAATGACCAATAAGGAAAAGAAAACCTTGAAGGTCGTAAAGGATTTTAATTGGAAAGAACTCGAAAAGGGAGATAAGATTAAGGTTGGTGGAGGCCCATATTTTCTTCATAGCGGCGAACTTATTCCTATGGGTTATAGAGGAAAGTTTGTTGTTGAAAAGGTTGATATGAAGGGTATTCATGCTTGGGGATTGGATAAAAATGCTGGATTTGCTCATATTTATATGGGGCCAGATTATCAAAATCCTGAGACTGGAGTATGGAAGGTTAAGCATAAGATTTTGAAACTCAAAAGAAAAGACGCTCAGGAATCTACAAGAGAACTTGTGTGATGTATAGTCAAGAGCAAAAACAACAACTTAATAGGGTTTTGGACTACAGAGATGAAATCTCCAAGTCCATGTTTCATATTGAACGTATTCTTAGATCATATTTTCCAGAGGAGTTTGATGCTGCTTATCAGCACTGGATTCCACAGATATTGACAGCGTTGGATGATGATGTAAAATGGCTACCAAGAGGACAGGTGACGCTGCAAAATACTATTGACCGAATACTGGATAAAATTAAAGAAGATAGTGGTACTGGTGTATCTAAATTTATCAAATAATTGGAGAAAAGTATGAGCGAAGAAATTTACGCTATTAATAATCTCGATGGTTATGTTACTCAAATGAGAGAGGCTGCATCCAAAAATATTAGCGAAAATAGTAGCGAAGATAATTTAGATGACTATATCAGTATCAATCAAATGGTTGGTTTAGTTAAAAGTAATTGCCTTGGTTATGACGATAATAATTACCCACTACTAAACGAAGATGCTAATCAAAAAATTTTTGATGAGATAACGATTTGGATTCATAATATTGGTTTGGCTAAACTGGCATCACAAGATTTGGTTGAATGTGCTTGGGACGATGAATTAAATGAAATGGTTTTTTGGCAAAAGGAGACTCCAAAAAATGACAAGCCCAAGCGAAAACGAAAAAGAAAAGATTCTTGATAGAATATCTTTCTTAAAAGAAGAAATATGGGAAACAAGATCCTATATCAGTTCTGAGATATGTCGGCGTTGTTCTGATATGTATGAAAAAATTGTTAGATTAGAACAAGAACTAAAAGGCTTACAAAGAAAATTGGAAAAAGATGAACGTGATTGATAGTTTGAAAGACTTGTCTGTTCCAGATATTGCAAAGTATTGTCAGGATATGAGCATACCCGCAAGTGTTGCTATGATTAATATTGGTGGAGATTTTAATCTTAGCACAATGGTTCGTAATGCTAATTTTTTTGGATTTAGTAGCGTTCATTATGTGGGTAAAAAGAAGTGGGACAAAAGAGGAAGTGTAGGAACACATCACTACACCCCAATGTATCATCATAAAAGCGAAGAAGATTTTATCAAATCACATTCGTCAAGTGGCCGCACATTAATTGCTATTGAAAATAATATTCCAGAATATAAAGATATGACATTTGATCCTTTTAGTTTTGATTTTTCTAATATTGATGAGCCAATTTTTATTTTTGGAGAAGAAAATTCTGGATTGTCAGAGAAGATTCTTATGGCTTGTACTTGTGTTCTAACTATTCCTACTTATGGAAGCGTTAGATCTTTAAATGTTGGAACAACTAGTGGTATCATTATGAGTATTTATCGTCACTATTACGAAAAATTTCTCAAGGGTTGACAGGATCAGTCGATAAGGTATAATAGAACTAAACGAGGGGGATGCGACCGCCGGTAGTGGTCACCTGTCTTATAAGCAGTTCAAGAGAAAGGTTCAACTCCTTTATCCCCTAATTATTGTTGATTACTTCCTTACACAGTTTGATAAACTCGTCCTTTGACAAATTATGTTTGGCCTGATTTGCTTCTTTGCAAGCGATGCTGCAATTATCTAAACTATTATCTCCTCCCTTACTAACTGGAACGATATGATCTAGATGATAAGATCGTCCGTCAGATAAGTCTATTGATCTACCAGTTAGATAACAAGTTGGATTGTCTCCGATTTTATCAATCAAATCTTGTAATGAAAATTTTTGTTTAACCTTTTTTGTTTTTCTATTCATACTAAATCCTTTAATTTTTATTTGAAGTATATCTCTCCAGTCTCTATTTTTAAAACTATAATTAACATCTTTATATTTTCTATTTCTAAAAGTTTCTATTTTCTTAATTAAACAATTATCTGATCTTCTTCTGTTTTGTCTGTTATTTTTCTTTTCTTTTTGTTTGTGTCCACAATGAAAACTTATTGTACTTTTTGAACATCCAAGTATTTCTTGAATCTTATTATAAGATAAACCCTGTTTTCTAAGATCTAAAATTTGATTTTTAACTTGCATCTGAGTCGAACTCCTATTACAATATAATACACAGAAAAAAGAAATAGGCAACAAAATTCATGATTAATCGCTCAAAACACTTACCATATTATGTAACAATAATTGGTCTTTTATCTATGTCTTTTGGTTTTAATCTTATTCAGTATGAGGAGATTAAACTATTGAGAAAAGAAAAGATTATGTATAAAGTCTTTTTTGAATATCTCTATCTCAAACTAGAGACTTTACAAAACAGGGATTTTGTGTATAATAATAAGGGGGCGTAAAGGTTTTGACTACATAAAGACGATTATATTGGCAAGTAGTGGTTGGTGGAAAGGCCACTTTAAAAATCTACCAAATGCTTTAACTGGCACAAATCAGTTAGCCCTTGCTGCTTAATTAAATAACAGCAACAATCTTAGAAAGCGATGAAGGTAGCGTTCAAAAGATTGTCGTAAAATCCTTCGGCTGCTAGAATAGCCAACGGGTTCTAGCCTGAGATTAGTTGGTACGGAAAGATGAATGTTGTTTGTTCTTTAATCTTTCTTAAAATTTATGAACAAAATAAACTTGTAGAAGGTATGATTTGAAGTATGTTAGGACAGGGGTTCGATTCCCCTCGCCTCCACTATGCCTAGAAAAAATTGTACTTACTGTGGCAAGAGGAAAAACCTTAAAAGTTTTCCCAAACATAGTATGTATAAAGATAATCTAGATAGCAGATGTAGATATTGTATTAAAAAACATAGTAAAGTAAGAAGTAAACTTCATAAAAAGGCTCCAATAAAACCAGAATTTTGTGAATGTTGTGGAAAAATTCCACGCAAATGGTGTTTGGATCACGATCATAGTGATGATAGTTTTAGAGGCTGGTTATGCGAACCATGCAATACTGGACTAGGCAAACTGGGAGATAATTTGGATGGTGTAATTAAGGCTGTAAACTATCTTATAATGGTCAATAATAGAAAATCAAACAATCATGAATAGACGACATTTCTTATCTCATTTAGCAGCAGCGTCATCTCTAACTGTTCCGGCCACTAATTTTACGAATAGTATTCTGGCAAATTCTTCTGATCTAAAGAAGAACCATAAGAGTGCTATACTTTTATGGATGGGTGGTGGCCCAAGCACTATTGATTTGTGGGACTTAAAACCTGGATCAGTAACAGGAGGCCCATTTAAACCTATCAATACTAATGTTGATGGGATTCAAATATGCGAGCATCTTCCTTTGCTTGCTAAAAATATGGATAAGTTAAGTATTGTACGAAGTATGAGCACAAGAGAAGCAGACCATACTAGGGGTCGATATTATATGCACACAGGATATGTTCCTTCTCCTACTATTGATTATCCTAGTTATGGAAGTGTTATATCTCACGAATTAATGGATCAGACTCCATCGTTAGAGATTCCTCCGTTTGTTAGTGTTGGTGGAGGTAGTGTTGGGCCAGGATTTTTAGGCATGAGTTATGCTCCATTTGTTGTTGATAGCAATGGAAATATTCGTGATCTAAATATGGGTATAGATCAGCAAAGACTCAACCAAAGATTAACAATGTTGAAATCTATAGAAGATCAATTCATATCTCAAAAACGAGGAGATTTTGCTAGTGATCATCTAAAGGTTCTAAATAAAACAGTTAAACTAATGACTAGTCCACAAATGGAAGCATTTAAAGTATCAAAAGAGCCAGCAGAAGTTAGAGAACGATATGGTAATACTGGTTTTGGTCGAGGCTGTTTAATGGCACGAAGATTAGTAGAGGCTGGAGTTCCATTTATAGAAGTAGATTTAGGTGGCTGGGATAATCATGCTAATATCTTCGAAACACTACAAGATAATAAACTTCCAGAAATGGATAAAGCGATGAGTGCATTAGTAGAAGATTTAAGTGATCGTGGATTACTGCAAGATACCGCTATTATTTGGATGGGAGAATTTGGTCGCACACCAAACATTAATGGTAATGGTGGTCGTGATCATTGGGCTAGAAGTTGGAGTGTTGTTGTTGGTGGAGCAGGATTTAAGGGTGGGGTTGTTGTTGGAGAGACAAATGAAAATGGAAAAGAAATAATAACTACACCATATACTTCTCAGGATCTTATGGCGAGTGTACTAAATAGTTTAGGGGTATCTCTGGAAACAACATTTACTTCTAAAAATGGCCGACCAATGAAGATAGCAAATTCAGGTAAAGTAATTAAAGAATTATTTTAATTTATGAATCTATATAAAAAATGGATTAGTCATCTAAGACAAAATAATATGACTTATTTAGAGCATCTAATATTTGCTCTATTCTATGGGCTGTGCTGTTTACTGGCTGGGTTATATCTGATAGTTCATTCTATTCTGCCATGTTTTTTCCCAACAGCAGGAAGCGATTTAGTCACAAAATTAAGTAAACGGTTCAAGAAACGACACTAGACTGTCGATACTTGACAATAGGATTGGCGTATGGTAGAATACGCTAAACACAGGAGACTATTTGGATGATTCACGATTTTGATTATGTTCAGAATATGGTAACTGCTCTCAGGAATACTAGTAGCACCAAAGATAAAGAAGATATTATTAAGATTAATTGTGGGATTTTCAATAATCCATCAGCGATATTTGCTAAGAAAATTCTTCTCTATACCTATCATCCATTGTGGCAATACAATGTCACTAGTGATAATCTCAAGAAGAAGAATTATCTTGTAGCAAGAAAGAACGAATACAAAAATTTCTTTGATTTGTTGGATGCTCTAAAGAGTCGAAAGATTACTGGGCATGATGCTATCTCTGCTGTGAATAGTTTTATCGAACACTATTCCGAATACGAAGAACTTATCCATTGCGTTATCGACAAAGATTTGAAAACCCGTGCTGGTGATAAGATTATCAACAAGGCTATTCCTGACCATATTCCAGAGTTTAGTGTTGCTCTGGCAGATAAGTACGAACCTAAACTTGTAGATTGGAAAGATGGTTGGTATGTTAGCAGAAAAATTGATGGTGCTAGATGTGTTGCTATTGTTGATAGCAATGGTGATGCTATTTTCTATTCCAGAACAGGAAAAGAGTTTGATACTCTTGGCATTGTTGCTAATGGTATTAAGGCTCTTGGCATTACAAATGTAGTATTTGATGGTGAACTATGTCTTGTGGATGATGATGGTAATGAGGATTTTCAAGGAGTAATGAAACAACTCAAGAAGAAGGATCATACCATCCCAAATCCATCTTTTAAGATTTTTGATATGATTACACACGACGAGTTTTATAGCAAGAAAGGAGAGCGGAATCGTCCTTACTCTATTCGCTATAATAATCTACGAGAAGTAATGAGAGACAATACTTGTGCTTGTCTTAGTGTACTTGGTCAAGAACTTATTAAAGATGACGATCATTTTGCCGAATGGACAAAGCGAGGCAATGATTATGGCTGGGAAGGCGTGATGCTTCGTGCTGATGAACCATATAAAGGCAAGCGTAGCAAAGACCTACTCAAAGTTAAGAAGTTTTTTGATGATGAGTATGAAGTAATTGATACT